TAACCAAGTAACCGTGCTTCAGGCGGTATTGTGTCAATTAGTTTCCAATTACTAAATATAACTCCTTCTAACATTCCGACAAGTCCTTCTCCATATACTCGCCACCAATTAGCCCAATAACTGCTTGTCGTGGCTTTTAAACGGTTCTTTTCTATTTCCGCTACTATTCGTTCATCGAGTGCTTCGTTGTCCTTGTACGTTAAAATTAAAAAGTCTGTGTCGGGTTCGTCTTTTAGTTCGGTATGTACCCAAAATTCATTTGCTGGGTTAAAGTCAAGGTATATTCGTTTTTTTGTACGTATTGCAAGTTCGTTATATGCTTCAAATGTTACGTTGTTACATTCGTTTATGTAAAGTATATCTCTACGAGCTCCACGTAATTTTGAACTATCGTCTGCGCTAAAAAATTCTATATAAGAACCGTTTGAAAATTCGTATCGTAATAATGATTTGTTAAATGAAACGTCTATATATCTATCCGTCCATTTCATTATTTTAAGAAAATCCTTTAACGCTCCACGTCTTAAATGCGGAATACTTTCGGCAACTACGCTAATTTCTAAATCATTAGACTTCATTGCAATATCAATTAAAATAGGAATAACCCCAAAAGTTTTACCCGCTGAAGTACCGCCTTGAATTATTTTAATTCTTTTTTTTAAAGATAAGATTTTATTAATTGCAGTCGTCCGTATTAACATATTCCCATTTATAGTTATACGCTATTTTTCTTTTTTTATTACAGCATTCTGAAATCTTTGAAATATTAAAAAGCTTACTGTCTTTTATTTCAAATAAAGCGTTCCAAACTTTAATTAAATTACCTGCTAAATCAATTTGATTAATTTTTTTTAAATTAGAATGCCTTACGTTTTCTTGATTAGTTACCCACTCTAAATTATTTATATTATTGTCTGATTTATTTTCGTTTATATGGTTTATAAATGGTTTGTTGTTTGGGTTTAAAATAAATGCTTCAGCAACTAATCTATGAACTAAAAAAAAATACCTTTTTCCATTTTTTGTTAAACCTACTCTTTTGTAAGGTTTGCGTTTATTGTTTGTTACTAAACTTAAATTCTTATTAGTCTTTAAAGATTTTATGTTTCCGTTGCAATCAACAGCATAATCAAAACCTTGTATTTTTTTATAATTACTCATTGTCTTCTATTTTAACGTCTGGAAATAATGGAAGTTCTATATTTGTTTGTTCTATTTGTTGAACAGGCGCACCGTAGCCACTATCCATAAGTGCTTTGTATGCTGAAACATCGCCGTCGCGCATTTTTTTAACCATTGCTAAAGTTCCCAAGTCTTCTTGACTTAAAGTTTCTTCAACGCCTGTTATTGGGTTCTTTGCCTTTTGTGTTGTTTCTAACCAAAGGCGTGCTATTGTGCTTCGGTTTCTACTTCCTTTTGGACGTCCGTTTTTTTCGGGTTGGTATTCCGCACTAAACTTTTTTAAATTTTCTTCGTTTGGCATTTTCTCGTTTTATTCTCGTTAATTTAAAATTTCTCCGTTGCGTTTAATTTCTAAACTCGGGTCAAGTTTTTTCATTCGGTCAATTATTACTTGGCAATATTTTGGGTCTAATTCCATTCCGTAACATTTGCGTTTAAGTTGGTGTGATGCGACCATAGTTGTTCCTGAACCTAAAAACAAATCTAAAACACTTATATTGCTAAAATTTGAAACAAAATGAGATGCAAATCCTATTGGAAATGTGGCATTATGTTCTTTAACTTCGTTTTTTGTTTGCTTACTTATTTCCAAAACATTACTTAATGTGCCTCTAAATTTCTTTGTGCCGATTGCTCTGTTTGCCTTATGACTAAAGCAATGTATGTATTCATATTGGCTGTTTAATACATTTTCAGCCATTGCAGGTTGTGAAGTTTGTTTTTGCCAAATAACAGTATCAGCATAAACAGATTTCATATTATATAAAAAGTCAATCAATGCCGTTTTATTGCCTGATAGACTTTGAATATTTACAAAGCTATACTCACAAAATAATAATGAGTTGTTTGTAAAATCAATTAATAGTTTTAAATATTCGTTTTCGTCTTTATTATCACTATCATTTGCATATTTTGATTTTTTACCCATCTTTATTTCTGTTGGAGTTGTTCCAGCATTATACGGTGGACTTGTAAAAGCAATATCCGCTTTTTGTCCGTTCATTAGCTTTGCCACTTGGTCGCTATCTGTACTATCGCCACAAAGTAAACGGTGTTCGCCTATTTCAAATAAATCGCCTAAAACTATGTCGGTTGTTATTTCGTCTGGTATTTCGTAATTGTCTTCTTCGGCTTCAAGTTCCTGAACGCTTACGTCTAACGGCAAGTCTAAACCCCAATCTTGTAATTTGTCCGTGTCCCATTCATTAGCTAAAATATCCCAATCCCATTCGCCAAACCCTACGTTGTCTTTAACTATAAATTCGTCTTTTTGTAGTTCGGTTAAATCTTTCGCTTGTACAATATAAACTTCTTTTAGTCCTGCTTCAATACAAGCTTTGTGTCGCATATTTCCACCTAAAATAATATTGTTTTCATCTACAACTATTGGACGTAGTTCTAACATTTGCGGAAACTCCTTAATTGAATTGACTAACTTTTTAAACTTGTCGTCTTTTATTAAACGTGGGTTTTTTGGGTTCGTCTTTATGCTGTTTATTTTAACCTTCGTTACTTGCATCTTCTGTTTGTTCTGGACTGTACTCGTTATAAATTACTCGCAGCTTACTTACTAAATCACGAAGACAACTTGAACACGTACTAAAGGTTAAACGTTGGTTTAATACTCTGTTGTTTATTGCTATTAGACTTGTTTGTTCATCGCTTGTTAAGGTGTTCGTGTTTTGCTTAAAATAAGTGTCTAACGTGTTGAACTCGTCTTCTGTTAAACACAATGGTTTTGCATACGGAAATAGTTTGTTTAACTTTTCTTTACGTTCGTCACATCCGCAGTCTTCACCTGCAATAAATTTAACTAACTTGTCTATTCCTGTTGCTTCTGTAATCTTTGCGATTGTATCGCCTAATCCTTTACTTTTCATTTTTTCTTTTTTATTAGTTCGTAATCTTTATTTATAAAATCTTCGTAGTCTTCCCCTACGTTATTTTTAATTCGTTTTTTACAAGTTTTAACAGTATTAAATATACTTGTTACACTTATGTTAGTTTCACTACTTATTTGTCTTAAACTTTTATTCGTGTTTTTGTACAGTTCAAATAATTGTTTGTCGTACCAGTGCCAACTATCACACTCTAAATCTACATTATTTAACAGGTCGTTGTAAGCTTCGTTTTCTTCGGTGTTGTTTTCTTCTGCTAAATTATAAACATCGTCTAAAGGTATAAATTTGATTTTGTTGTTTTTGTTCACGTGCTGAAGGAAAGTATTTTTTAAAGCTAACCACATATACCCCTTACTTATGTTTCCGTCTTTAAATAGTTTTTCTTCGCTGCTCCACTTCATTAACATAATATAAGTTTCCTGTACTATGTCTTCAGCAAAGAAATATTCGCCAAATTGATTAACCATTTTAACCCATTCGTTATGATGCTTTGCAACTTTAGTTAACCATTCCAATTTATATTGTTTAGATATTAAGCAAATGTATGATTAATTTTTCAACAATAACAAAACGAATTTATTAACAATTAGTTGTGTGTAAAGAAAAAGGCGCAAACAATCAAGTCTGCGCCTACGTTTTTAAGTTAAAAATTTTATCTGTTTACGAAGTAATCTATTTTTTTAAGCGTTGAAAGTGAAACGTCTTTGCCCTGAAGAAAATTTGTAAGCTGGAAAAAGTGAAACTTGTTTCCTTTGTCCTGTATTTCTTTTACGATGCTGTTTCGTGTTTTTAACCTTAAAATCTTTTTTACTTCAGTTCTTAATTGTTCGTCTTGTATGTACATATCAAAACGGTAAGTCATCGTTATCGAAATTGCTTTCGTGTATAATTGTTTGCTTTAATGTTCCGTTAATTTGTGGCTCATTTTTATTTATTTGTGGCTCACCTTTTACAAATGGTTCACTAAATGAAGCCGACATAAACTTAACTCCTTTTGCTGAAGTCTTCAACCATAACGCTACTTCCATATCTTTACCGTTTACGTTTACTTTACCTTTGTAGTCCGGATGGTTTTCCGCTTTTTTGTTGTCGTTCTTAAAAATTGCACCTGTGTTGTTTCTTGTTTCCATTTTTATTTATTTAAATTGTTTGTATTCGTGTTTTAGTCGCTCCAAGTATAGAACAAAGTCCATTGCCTCTTCTTGTGCGTGTGTAAGCCATTCTAACGTTGTTAAATCCGTTCGCTCTAACGTTGTCTTGTATTTCTTTATTCCAGCTTCTGAACGTTCTTTGAATTTAGCCATTACGCTTAAAACGTTTTTGTCTTGTATTTGTATGTTCATTGTTTCGTTTTTTTGTTGATTAAGTTAAAAGCTTCTTTGTCAGCTTTTTTGTATTCTGCATCTATGTTTTCAATTTCTTGTTTAATGTCTAATAAATACTTGTGTGCTAAACTTCCTTCGTTAATGTATAAACCATTTCTAAAATCTAACATCTCATCAACTACTATTAATGCAAATTTTTTGGCTAAATAATGGTTAACTCCAAAGTAAACTGATTCTACTTCTACTCCGTAACATTTATCTAAAATGTCTTCGGCTTTTTCTTTTGGTGTCATATCAACCAATTAAATAAATTGTAAATACCAACGGCAGCAAAACCATAAATTGCTATCCAAATAATAATTGCTATTGCTTTTTCTTTCATATTGTTACATTGTTTTCGTTTATAAAATAGTTTAGTTTTTTTCTTACTTCAAACATTGCTTCGTTACCGTTGTACTTGTATTCGCTTCTTAACCAATTGTCAAACTCACACAATGCTGAATAATAATTAATTCCTTTGGTTGCAAAGTCAAAATCTTCTTTGTCTTCAGGCAGGTTAAATTCAAGTGTTGCTTTCATATCTTATCGGATATTATCGTATAAATACGCATCATATTGTTTCAATTAAACTGTTAAAATAAATTCTTGCTTCTTCTACTTTGTTTTGTATTTCCCAAATTACAGTTTCATCACGTTCTATTTTAAAAACTTTTACTTTTGTTTGTTCTGGAAGGTGGTCGAAGTTATGTTTCTTTTCTACGTATTCTCGAAGTTCTGCGTCTTCGTCAATTTTAAATTGTTTCCAATGTTCTCGCCTAACTTCGTCTTCAACTATTTCTAACGGTGTATTTACTAAACAATAACATAACAACGCTTCGGTTTTATTCGTAAGCCAAAGGTAACCCTGTAATTGATAGTAGTAATCTTTTGTAGGTATTTCGTCTTCAAAGAACGGAAAAGTGTGTGCTTCGTAACTGCATTTTATGTCTAATAAAATTTCATTCGTGTTTACGTCAGGTGTTCCTGTTATCCAATCGTTGTTAAAATGTTCTTCGTTCTTAAATATAAACCCTAAACCCAAAACATCGTTTACCAAGCTAATTGCTTCGTCTTCGCATTGTAAACCTTTGTCGGTGTAACGTGAACTAAACTCTTTTTTAATGCCAAATTTTTCTTCTAAAACAAGTTCTTGGATGTAACTCTTTGCTGTTTTGCTTAATGTTTCGGTCTTGGTGCGTGGGGCAGTCATTAACCGCCCCAATGCTGAACAACGTATTTTCATACTTCTAACGTTTTTAATTGTGCAGGTGTTAAACTAAACTTTGTTGTTAGTTCTTCTACGGTGTATTCTCCTTTGCTAATTGCGTCAATAGCTTTTTGAAAACGCGCGTTGTCTATTGTAGACTTTTTAGGTTCGTGTTTTACTTGTTCGCCACTTGCGTCTGTGTCTTTGTCCGTAACTAAACCAAGCATTGAACTTAATGCGTAACGTCTTAAATAAGTAATTGCGCTTCCTAATACTTGGAACTCGTTCATTCCTTTTAAAATTACTCCTTGTGGAATGTCAATTTTACTTTCAATACTTTCAGCACTTTCAACGTGAAATAAACAAGTTGCTATTTGTGTTCCGTTAATTAGTTGTGTAAACCCTAATCCGTGTTTTTTTAGTAATGGGTTAATTACTTCAAAGATTTTCGGTAAGTCTGCGTAGGTGTAACCGTAACCTTGTGTTGCTTTGTGAATAACAGGTACTTCTTGTTGGAACGCTGCTAAACTTTTAAATAAATGTTTCATAGTTAAATAATTTAAGTTAATAATATATGCAAATATAAGAATAGTTATTTAATAAACAACTATTTTAATTTTTTTTTATAAATTTCTATTAATTCTTTTAATTCGTCTTTTGTCCATTTCTTTACTTCGTGTGCTTTCGCCTGAAGTTCCATTAATCTTTGCGCTCCTATTCGTTTTTCTATGCCTATTTGATAGTTCAACAGGTTACCACTTAAATAAGTGTTACAAGCTTCACATTGCAAGTGTACGTTGTCTTCGTCAAACCTTACGTTTGAATGTCCACCTTGCGAATAGTAATGTCCTGCATTTTCTTTTTTACAAGGTTTATTGCACGAAATACAATTAAGTCCAGCGTCACGAACACGAATAAATTTATTAAACACCTGTTGAGCTATTTTTAAATAATCGTTTGCAGTTTTTAAGTTTTCAACTAACTTCTTTTTCTTCTTGTTCCATTCCTTTAACTTCTGCGCTTCAACCATTGCTTTTATACATTCGTTTTTTAAACAAAACTTTTGTAGTGTGCTGAACGGTGTAAATTCTTCTTTGCAGTTAAAACATTTTTTAGTTCGTGTTTTCAAAGTTCTGCGTTGTTAAATTCTATAATTTTTTTTAAGTCTTTTACATCCTGTTTTAATTCTAAATTTATATGCTGTAAATCAAAGTTAATTTGTCTTGTCGCTCTAAATTCTTTTTCTAACGTTTGGTAAACAACCATTGCTTTTTTTATTTCGTGTAAACTTTGCTCCATTGAACTTATTAAATCTGTTCGGTTAGGATGTTTGGTTTTTATGTCTTCAATGCTTACTTGTAATTTTAAACAAGTGTGGTTTAAGTTTATTCTGCTACTTAATAATTCAAGTTCCATTTTAAAAAAGTTTTAATTGTTTCATAGTTGTATATCCGTTTAATACTCGTTCCGTGTTTTTGTCAATAATATCTGCAAATTCTATTTCGCAAAAAGTACCGCAGTCTGGAACTATTGGCGGTTCGTGTTTTCCTTCGTTAGGTTTTAAATCTTTTAAAAATTTATTTTTTATGCAAGTCGCTCCAATTTTTTGTTCTAAATTACTCATTTTTTCAAATGTTTCTGGAAAGTGTTTTTTGACGTGGTTCCAATAACCTTTTCCACCTTTAACGCAACCAATACAATTATTGTTATGAAAACCTAACTCATACATTTTAGGTAGTTTAATTCCGTTAATTAACAAAATTTCTGCACATTGACTTTTAGTTATTTTTCTATCAATTAAAGGGTATAAAGGTTTGACATCAGAATATTGTTGACTAAATCTAATTGCTCTATTTATTTCTTTTTTTTCAAATTCAAAACCAAATATTTGTCCGTCAAAATTATTGCTTTTTTCAATTAAAAACCTTACATTTTTTTTTAAGTGCAAAGTACAAGGCGCTCCATTAACTCCGTTTACATATTTAATTTTTTCAATTACTTCAAACTGGTCTTTAAATTTTTTTGATTGAATTTTATTTATTTTTTTACCAATCCATTTTTCGCAATCTAAAATAAATCGTTCGTTGTCTTCGTGCGCTGAATTAATAACAATATAAAATAATTCAACGTTGTCTTTTCCGTATTCATCTACTGCAAGTTTACAAGCTACTGCGCTTGTTACTCCACAACTAAACCAAGCTACTTTCATTTTAAAAAGGTATTATGTTAATTTTATTTGTTGGCCTAAAGTCCGAAATTACGTCTTTTCCATAAACTTTAAAACCTAATCCGTAATTGTATTCACAGTAAACAGGGTCGTTAAGTCCAGTGTGTTTACCGCCTGTGTCTACGTCTTTTATTTTTTCAGTTGAAACCCAAGTTACAAATTTCATTACATCGTGTTTTATTAGTCTGTGAACTACTATCATATCGTCACAACGGTTCGTGAACGCTTTGCCACCTTCAACGTGGTCTTTTAACGGTGCTTTTAAATGTCCTTTAAAGTCTCCTTCAGTATAAATATTTGAACTCCTTCCGCTTTCAGTATTCGGGTGCGTGTTTATGTAAATTGTCATTCCTGTTTTGTTTACAAATTGTCGTGCTGCATTCATAAATTGGTAGTTACCTTCGTAAGTCATATTTCTGTCTAAACCTGTAAACGGGTCTATAAGTGCTACATCACATTCGCTTTGTTCAAATATTTTAAATAGTTCTTCGTGTTTGTACAGGCGGTCGTTTTTTACAAATGTAAAGTATTGTTCTAAATATGCTGAATATTTTCTAATTTCATCGTGTGTTAATTGTTTGAAATTTATTCCTGCATACATTTGTATTAAGTCTCGCAAAATTTGTCCGTGTTGGTTTTCTCCGCTCCAGATTATAAACTTCAATTTGTGTTTAAGTGCAAGTGCTAAAAAATACCAATTTATGAAATAAGTTTTACCTACGTTGTCGTGTCCTAAAATTATGTTTACTTGCTTACGTTTAAATTTTAAATAGTCATCAAGTCCATTTCCAAGTTCCAGTCCGTGTTTAATTTTGCCGTCCCTGTAGTTCAATAAATACTCTAAAGCACTTCCGTTATTTAATAAGTCCATATTTTCTTGCTTTTATTTCTTCAGGTGAAATACCTTCGAAAGTTGGTTCGTTTTTCTGTAGCCATTTTACAGCCGTTAAATATAAACTTTTATATTTAGTATTTTGCTTGTAGTTTTCAATGTCGTTTAATACGTTGTTTATTTGTGTAATTGTATGTTTATCTAATAACTTTTTCACTTCGTCTTCAGTAATAAATAAGTGTTGAAATTCCCTATATATATTTTCTTTATTATTCTTTTCATTCTTGTTTGTTGTTAGTTGTTTGTTAGTTGTTTGTTGTTTGTTTGTTAGTTGTTTGTTAGTGTCTTCATTTTCATCTTGGTAACATTCATATTTACAAATAGTTAGCATAGTAAATTTGTTTGTTGGTTTTACAATAATTTCATTTGTTAATTCAAACTTTTTTAATAAAGTCCGAACAACCTGCAAACTTAATTTTGTATCGTTTGAAATTGTTTGTGCAGAAGTAATAAATTGTCCTTTTTTTATTTCGTGTCCTTGCCAATTTCCGTCTTTGTGATTTGCCTTTAACAACATATAAACAAATAATTGCACTGCTTCTGGCTTTTCAAACCATTGCCAATCTAAAAACTTCCTGTGTATTTTAATCCATCCGCTCATACTCTAATTGTAAAATGTAAATTAATTCGGCAACTTCATCCTTTGTAAATTGCAACGTGTCTTTTTCAGTATTAAACAATAAACGACCTGTAATATCGCCAATACTTAAAGTAAAAATACTTCCTTCATTTGTTGTAAACTTTTCTTCTTTTATCATACTAATTTTTTTAAATAAAAAAGCCCCATATCTCCGCAGGACTCGACTTCTGCTTCAATACAAGGCTAATAATTTCCTTCTTGGACTTATGGTGTCGAGCCAATCCGTTTACAAATTTAATAATTATTTTAACATAAACACAATTAATAAAATTTATTTCTTATTCTTAACTGAATTTTACGCAAGTCTTTTAAGTTCTTTGCTTCTTTTATTTCTTTACGTAAGTCAAGTTCTGGACGTTCTAAACTCAAAAGCAATTTGTAGTATTCAATGTCGTGTAAAAATAACTTGTCGTTTACATCGCTTAAGTCTTGGTAAGTTTTTAAACCGTGTAATATTGTAGCGTGGTTCATATTGAACAGGCTTCCAATTCCTTTAAGTGTGTGTCCGTCTTCGCGTAGCTTCCTAAACAAATAAATGCGCCTGTGTATTATTTCACGTTTTCGGTTTTTTTGTGCAAGTCCGTCTTGTTCTATTATTTCTTTTATTAGTTCTATCATTGTTTCGTGTTTTTAAATGTTTTGTTGTAATAGTCTTCGCCACTAAACCAATATTCGTAATTTCCTTCGTCTTTACTTTTCTTTAATTTGTTTCCGTGTGCTTCAACTATTTGTTGCTTTTCCATTTTTTCGGCTTGTTTAATTAAGTCTTGAAATATCCAATCAAAAGCATCAAACTTATCTCGTTCAATCATTTGTTTATCTAATTCGTGAACTAACCACTCTACTGCTGTTTCTTTCATTTTTCTATTTGTTTAATTTCTAAAATAATATCATCGTTTTTCTGTATTAAGTTTTTAACGTGCTGAAAGTCGTATGCTTCAACTATTCGTGTTTCTAACTTAACAGGTGCGCCAACATACGCCCAAGTTTTAAATGTTGCTTTAAATCGTTTCATAGGTTTAAATTTTATTTGTTCGTTTTTTTTAATTCTGCAAATCTCAAGGTATAACCCTAAATCAAATGAACCGCGCCATTGTCGTTGCCACCAATCTAACTGGTCGTATATAGTTCCTGCTTTCATAGTTCGTGGTAAAAATTATAATTACTTTCATCGTTACTCGCTTTCCATTCCCAGAAGTTATAATGTACCAAATCACTGTTTATTGCTTCCTGCATTTCTAAACGTAAGTCTTCTAAAATACGAACCCCAAGAACGTGCGGTTGTAAATTGTCATCTGTTTCTGTTAACCACTTTTCCGAAACTTCAACGTCTAATTCAATAAATGCAAACTCCGAAACTTCATCGTAGTCGTTGAACTCCCAAGTTCCTGCAATTGAATAAGTCCAACCTAAAAATTCATAGGTTAATTCCCACCCTTTATTCCAAAATTCTAAATTTCTATTTTCCATCTTACAACGCTTTTAAATACATTAAACAATAGAACATACCACCCAACACAATAAAAGCCGTTAGAGTGCCTAAAAAGTGCCTTAAAAACGATTTGTGTTCTTCGGTTGTTGGTGTAAAGTAATCAATTAAGTTTTTCATAGTCTTATTTTTTAAATTGGTTAAATAAATTTTCTACTTCCTGCAATTGCTCATCGTCTAAAAATGTACATAAGGTTTGAATAATTAAATGCAGTTGGTTCGTGTTTAATTTGTTTTCCTGTTGTTGTGTTTCCAAGAAATCAATTACTTTGTTAAATTCTGTTTTCATAGTTTTTAAATTAGTGTGCGTTACCAAGTCGCACCCCTTGTTTTTTTATTACGCTATTGTAAAAACTGGACACATTGAATACCTACCTAATAAATAAACAAATTCTTCTCCGTTCCAAACGTTTACTTTTTTGCGTACAATTTCGCCTTGTATTAAAGCAATAACAAAATTGCCTTTTCTTTCAATTACTTTTGCAGTCCATACGCAGTTGCTATCGCCAATTGCTGTTGCTTTTAAAATTGTGTTTTTTTGAATTGTTTTCATAGTTTTTAAATTGTTTCGTTAATAATTATATGCAAATATAAATACTATTTTAATAACTACAATACTTTTTAACAATTATTTTTAATTTATTTTTAAAATCCTTGTGTTTATTACGTTTTCTAAATAAAAAAAAGTGTAATTTATATTCATTCTAAATAAGGATAAGTACAAATTGTACTCATCTTGTAAGGTAAAACCCATAAATTTTTAGTTTTTATTAAGGTTATAAACTGAAACTGTCAAGTTTACGTTGCGCTTTACTTGACAGTTAATCGGAATTAAACCGTTTATTGTCACAAAAAAAAACAGCTACGTGCTGGGGAGCTTATAACTGTTTTCTTTTTATTAACTATGAACGACAAATATAGTATAAATTATTTAATCAAACTAAAAAATATGTGTAAGTCGTGCAATTTGTCCAAATTCTTTGTGGTGGACGTAGCCTTCAACCGCTCGTGGAACGCCTGTATATCCGTTTTTGTGATGCCAACTGTCTGAACCTGAAGGACTGCGTAAAGTTTCAAATGTTACTCCAATGAAATCTTTGCTTGTTTTGTGGTGTATATGATGCGAATAAATATAACGGTGTTTAGTTTTGCTCCATAATATAGGAAACTCCGTTGCAAGTAATAAAGGTAAGTTTTCGATTTTCGCTCCGTCACCGTGTGTTGTTCCTATCAAGTTACTTCCGTACCTAAACGCTTTTCTATGCTTTAAATCTACGTTAAAACGAATACTTGAATTGCTAAAGTGTGCTTCTATCAATTGCATTAAAAAGAAACCGTGCGTTAAATCGTGGTTACTTGGATTGTAAACAACTTCAACGTCTGCAAAAATTATTAATTGTTCTAAAAGTTCAATATATAAATTCTTTGCCATTAAAAAATTGTCATACCACATTCCGTCCGTGTCTTGTGGTGTTCCACCTGTTGTAGTTCGTTTGGTGTTATCGGTGTGCAATATGTCGTTTCCTGCAACAAATAAAACTTTGTCAATATAAAACCCTTTAGCTTTGTTTAAAATGCCTTGTAGTCCGTCTTTTGCACGTTTAACGGCTATCTGTGAATTATATTCTTCGCCTGTTTCAAATGCTGTTGCTAATTTTCCTATATGTAAGTCTGCAATATCTATAACAAGTAAATGTCCGTCCGTGTCAACATCATATTTTATTGCTGTATCAGTATATTTAGGAGCGTATTTTTTAACTTCGCTTATACATTCGTCTTTTATTTGTTGGATTGCGTTTAGTTCTTCAACCTTAAAGTTTGGGTTCTTAAAAAATAAACTTGCTTGTTTTGTTTTTAGCCATCCGTGTTTAACGTCTTTGTCGTTAACTCCAGCTTCGTCTGTTGCATTTTTAATGCCCCTGTACTGCATAAGTATTTCGATTTCGTCCTGTTTTAGTCGAAACCTTGCGCTGTTATTTTTCATAAAAAATTTAGATTAATGATTGTTTTGCGTACTTCCATAAGTACGAAAGTAGTAAACCTATTCCAACCCCAACGAATAATAAATTTAAATTTCCTTTTGGTTGGTTTTTTTTACCTTCAGCTCGTGCTTCAGCTTTTTGAACTACCTTGTCTTTGTAGATAGTTTTTATCTTTATTTTGTATTCACGTTTTAATTGTATTCGTGTTTTTGGAACGTAAACATTTTTGTATTTTATAATTGTGTCTTTAGTGCTTATAAACTTTTCCCAAACTATTGTGTCGTTTATTATAATAGGAATACTATCCAAAGTTGTAATACGAATTGTGTCGCCTGTTTCTTCACAAGTGTAACCTTTTTTTATTGCTTTGTTCAAATGATATTGAGCCGAACACGAATAAAGAAAAAGACTAATAATTACTATAAATAGTTTTCCCATTTTTTTTGGTTGCTTTTAATACTTGTTTTCTATTTTTAGAACTATAACTAACGTGAACCCAAGACGGATTTTCATCGTTTCCAAACTCCCAAATAAGTTGGTCGAAGTCTAACTTGTCTTTAATAAAATTAAAACCTTTAGCGCCAATTTGTAAGTCCATTGCTTCGCCTTTGGTATGTTGTGAAGTTTTAGAACCGCCTATCATTTTATTAACCTGTAAACTACGAAACCCAGAACTAATTTGTATTGGTGTGTTTAAGTGAATTCTTAAAGGTTCAAACACGTTTTCACACAAAAGTTTTGCGGACGCAATTTGCGACTCGTTCATTTGGTTGTTAAGGTTTCGTAACGTTGCTAATCCTGAAGCTTGAAACTCTTTTAATGTAACGTGTGCGCTTAAATTCATTTTAACTTATTAATATTGTCTTTAACTTCTTTTGCTCGTGCAAACAATAATTTTGCGCTTTGCCAAAGGTCTATTCCCTTAACAACTTTGTAATTTTCGTTTATACTCATAACTTCGATTGAAGCAAGTACCAACGCTAAAACTTTTGTAAGCATTAATGGTACTGAAAAGAACGTTAAAATTATGTCGTTTAAAATATAGTAATCTATAAGGTAAAACAGTATAACCGTCAACTCGTATAAAAGTAATTTAGAAACTATTGCCGAAAGTTTACGCGATGTTATTTCTTGTTTTTGATGTTTTGCTTTCCAAATTCCTGTTGCCGTGTCCGACAATATCAACGCAAATAAAAGTCCAAGTATTCCGCTAATAGGTAAAAAAAACGAAAAGCAAATAGTTAGTAATTTCAACGCTGAATTTTTAATTGTGTAAAGTAATAAATAAAGTTGTAGTTTCATAATTCTTCAAGTGCTTCCGTTAAACTGAAAGTTAAATAAAAAAATAAAGTAACCCCTGCTAAATTAATGTAGGGTTCTGTGCCTTGACAAATTAAAGAAAACGAAGTTAAAAAACCTGCAATAAAATAAAGACTTGCTAAATAATTACTTTTCATTAAATTGAGTTCATATAAGTATTAACTGCATTTACAAAATTCGTGTTTTCGCTAATCATTGAACCACCCATTGCATAAAGTCCAATAGTTCCGCCATCTGAATAAATTGTGTGCGAATTAAATATTAATTGGTTGTTATTTGATACTGCGTGTGAAACTGCAACTTCCGTTGTTGAAGTCGTATCGTTAAACAAAGTTACGCTTGTCGCTGAAGTTCTATGAATAGACTTCATTTTTGAAAATGAATCGTATTCAAATGGGTTACTTAAATCTACTACGTTTTGGTTTATTCTTTGTTCAAGGAAACTTCCTATTTGAATTGAATTTCTATGTGTGTTGCTAACTCCGTCTATTATTGTTAAATATTCGGGACTTTCACCAAAGTTTTTTACATAAGCATAACGTGAAGCGTTGTTTTGTGTGTAGTTTGTTCCTGCTACACTTGGATTAAAATTCGTATCAAAATATGCGCTTACAATACTATTTGCGGTTATTCCTTGATTTGTAGAATAAGTAGTTGAGTTATTTGTTCCTTGTTGTAATAACTTCCAATCGACACTTGCAAAGTCAAAATCTCCGTCACCCGCAAACACGAATAAACTATCTAATTTTGCCCAAACTCCCGCAGTTTTTAAATCAACTAAAAGTTTGTTTTGTAATTTTGAAACCGCTAAAGTTGGTGGTGTTCCATAACCACTTGTATAAACTTCGTTATAATTAAAATCGTAAATGTAAATTACATTGCTATCTGCTACACCACTTCCTGAAGCGTTTATTGCCGTTACTTTACATTTTACTTCAAAGTCTGCATCGGCTTGAACTAACGTGTAACTAATAGAAGTTGCACCGCTAATTAACGTTGTGTTTCTATACCATTGATAAGTAAAACTTATTGGTGTATTTGACCACGTTCCGTTAGTAGTTGTTAAAACACTTGTAACGTAATTTGAACCGGAAATAACAGGCGCAACCGAATTAACTGGAATTGTTGCGGAAGCTCCAATTATATCTGTTCGTCCTGCGTTACTACTTGCATAAACAGAACCCCAACCAATCGTGTTGTTTACTTTACCTTTGCCCCAACCAATATTATTATTAGCCGCTCCGTCACCCCAACCGTTACTATTTGCCATTTTCTAATTTCTTTAAATAAGTTTTTAACTTAACTATGTTTACTTCTTTTGGTTTGTATGTTTTTAAATGTACCATCCTGTGTAATTATTATTAGTATCTGGAAACATATCGCTATTTGAATTCGTGTTGTATTCAGGAAACAAATTATTATTATTACTTATGTAGTCAATAAAACGTTGTGTATAGTGTTGTGCTATTTGTGTTTCTTTTTCAATTAAAAAGTCTATTTCGCTTTTTTCTACGCTTGTGCTATTTTCTGAATTGTGTTTGTAAACCCCTTTGTTTGAAATTGTGTAACAAGCAAACGGCAAATAATATTTCATCGCTAAATGAATTAACATTGGCTTTAAATAAGTCGTTGTAAGCGTTAAATAATTTCCGCTTAACGTATTTGCTATTATGTCCGCTTTTATCTTGTTTAGTAATTGCGTACCAGTGAAATTTTGCAAGTCTGTATCTTGTGCAATCTTTATATATTGTATAAAATTGTCCGTGTCAACATTTCCGTTTAACGAAGTGAATTTAACTATGTCTTGTCGTGTTACTAAAAGTGCTTCTGCCATTATTGAAAACGTTTGTTAGAAGGTAAAAAACCGTGTGTGTTTGGTATGTCGATAGGACGTGTTGCAACTAAACTTGGATTAGTTACTACATAACCAAATTTAGCAGCTTTTGCTTGTGCTAATTTTTTGGTGTTTGCGGTTATGTTTAATCCTGTTCCTTCAAAGACTGCATAAACTTGTTTGTTCCAACGGTGGTGACAATTTCCACCGCCTTTGTATAACCAAATAGAATAGTAGTCTGTTCCTTTTGGTCCCCAACCTGCGTTAACAACTTGTGTACTCATATTTAAAATATCTTCTTTACGGTAAATCTTGTTTGCTTTTACCATTTGTGTACAAAATTCTCTTGGATTGTCTGTTGTTTCGCCTTCGTATTTATATCGAACAACAAACTTAACTCCGTCAATTACTTTGTCTTGTCTACTTGTTATGTTTGGTCTTGCGTCACCTGTAGAAACCAAGTTAACAACCTTACTTAATAAACTTTGTTTTGGCTCTTTACTTAACAACTCGTTTTCTTCGTCATCTGTGTCGTAGTCAACTTGTTTTTCATCTATTAAAATCCAATTGTCTTGTGGGTATTCTCCTAAATCAATTAATGGATTTGTATGTGCGCTTAATTCTGTTCCTGTTTCTTCTGCAACTTGTTCTGCGTTCTGCGTGTTTTCCAAGTCCGTAAATTCAAGTGGTTGTAAAGTCTTAAAAAATAACTTTAATGCAACTCCGTTAAACGCTAAAATGCTATCAAAAGCATCTAATATTTCTTCTTGGAATGGTCGTATAACCATATTGTCAAATAATATACTTGAATTTTTAAGTTCTTCTGCGTTACTTGAAAAGCCATTTGTTGAAGCAACACCAAATAATAACGGACTTGTTATGTTGTGTCCTAACATTATCTTGCGTAAACATTCTTCGCTCAAATAAGTGTAGTGTTCTGGAGCGTCGTTTAAAGGTATGTCTTCAACTGTTGTTTTGCTTTCTGCGTTGTTGTTAAAAGCTACTATAACTTTTTGTCCGCGACTTCCTGTAAGTTTGTCAAGTACCTTGTTTGAAATTATTTGTTGTTGTTCATCCGTTGGAACTCCGTTATTGAAATTAACAACTTTTGTACCGCTAAATCCGTTCTGAACTTCGTTAATTAAATAGTCTGCAATTTCTTCTTCTAAAAGACAATATGGAATACAACCTGCATAGTCGCTGTAGGAATAATATTTCATTCCAACCGAATATGGTTTTGAATAAAGTATTTCTATTTTTTCTTTGCTATATCCAAAAGCGTTAAATCTAATTGGTGCAAACTTTTTAGTATCGTCCCAATTGTCGCTATAATAATAACCTGTTATTTGTCCGTCTTTGTCGCATTTTTCAGCTCGTAATAAGTTAACTGGAATATGATATGCTTTTAATATTTTGTCGTGCTTGTCGTTGTAGTGAACTTGAATAGCAAATTGTCCAAACATTTTCCTATCTAAAACCATTTTACGTACGTCTTCTTTGTGAAATAAAGACATCATTTGCGCGTACTCGTTTGGCTTTTTATTAGCGTCTAAAGCACTTAAACCTTTTCCGTATATTAATCGTGCTACGTTGTTTATAATAGCGTTATTCGTTGTTGAATTGCTATATCTCTCAATTAAGAATTGAAAGTATTGGTCGCCGTCTTCGGTTAAAAAGTCCACCCAATTTTCTCGGTTTGTTTCCGAAACTACAGGTGACGTATAAGCCGACAAATTAAGTACGTGTAAGTTATTCATAAACTATAAATTCATTTGTTGTTGAATTAGAAACATATTGATTATTGTTAACCGAAAATGTAACTAAAGGTTGTGCTGTGCAAAATATTCTATCCTTGTAAATTATGTCGTTATTCGAATTTTGTAATTCTAAATTGTAAAAATGTCCTTCTATTAAACCGTAAGTGTGTGTTATTAAATTAACATAGTCGCCTTGTGATTGTCCAAAACTTTGTGTTGAAACAACAAGAGTATTGGTTTGTTCGTCTGTTATTTGCATTCTAAAAGGTTGTACGTTAACTTCGTTTCCTAAAACTCGCGGAACGTAATAAAACGTTTGCGCACTTCCTGAAGGTGTTAATACTATCATATTAGTATAATTAAATATTCGTGTTTTTGTTCTTTTTTTAAAACAAAAAAAAAGCCGAACTTACGAACGGCTTTAAAAATATTTTTTTTAAATTTAGTTAGTGTCAACTGTTGCTCCTGTGAAACAGCTACTAACCAATAAAGCATCTGTGTAAGGTGCTGTAACCGACAAGTGATTTGCAGGAATTGGTTCTTGCCCTACAAGTGTCATTGTGTAACCGTTCAAGTCACCCATTGCAGTACCACTTGAAATTAAACCTGTAGTTACATCCATTCCGTGATTAAGTCCTGCTATAAAGAAATTGTTAGCGTTTGTCTTAATTACTACGTGTGGACGTCCCCAAGCAAGTAATTTCATTTGTTTTGTAGTTATTGCGTCTAATCCTTTGATTGTAAAAGTCAAAGTTTGCTCTACAAAAGTTGTTCCGTTTTCACGTGAACTTGTAACTGTTTGCTCAAAAGAATTTGCACCTTTCAAATCGTATTTAAAAAGTGTTGTAACTCCTGCAATACTATCAATTTCGTCTTCTAAATCTACTGTTGCGTTATAAGTAATTGCACCCATACTACCGTAGTTAATAAAGTAAATTGACTTAATACCGCCTACAAACTCTTTACAAACTTCTTCGCGACCGTGCGTTAATAAACAAGCCATTTTGTTTTGTTTTTAAATTATGAATAAAATAAAGCGCAGTTGCCTACGCTTTTTATTTAATATTATACTCCGTAAAGAACTACGTCTGAACCGATACCATATTGAATACCTGCGTTGTAACGTAAAATAACTCTAACGTTGTTACTTCCGTCAATATCCGCCATATCAATAGTTTTCACAAGTGAATTGTCGTTTAAAAGTCCGCATCCAAAATAAAGGTTGTCTACAGTTGTTGCAATCATATTGTTTGCACCAAGTCCGTTAGCCATAAAAATTGGAATACCGTCGTAAGATAAACTTCCGTTTGTGTACCATTGTGTTCCTTGTGTGTTTGTTCCGTTTGCTCCTAAACCTGAAGCACCAAAACCACCTAAAGCACGAACATACAATTTAGCAATCTTTTGAGATACATAAATTCTTAATCCTTCGTTTCCATAAAGTGAAGCTGGAATTAAATCTACTGTTCTTCCTATTTCGCCAATTACAGTTGTTGCGTCTAAAGTTGTTGTCAATGGAGAAGAAACGTCGATAACGTCTGCGTCTGCTAACATCAAAGTTTTAAATCCTGCAAATTCTCCTGCTGTTGCGTTTGTTCCGTTCCAAATTGTAGTTTCAATTTTAGCTGCTACTTTAGCTGCTACGTGTGCAATTAAGAAATCTGCAAAAGTTTTAGGCAACGTTTTGAACGCTGAATAACCCATACTTGCTGACTGCCAAGATTGTGCAAGGTCTAACTTGCAAAGTTGTAAATTTACTTGAAATTCTTCTGTTGTTAATACTCTTTCAGTTAGTGTTACCGTTCCTGAAGCTGTGAAATCACAAGTTGCGTTTGCTACGATGTCACCTGTAGCGACTTTTTGCATAACTTGTTTGTAAGCAACGTTTGGAAGTATAGATACTCCACCTTGCTCTAATGTTGGTGCGCTTAATAAAGCGGCTGCTAAATACTTACCTGCAAACTCACCTGCGTAAGTTGTGGTAATTGCTGGGTTTGAACCAAATGGCATTTTGTTAAGTTTTTAAATTGTTAATACTAATTGTTTATTTTTTCTATAATTGAATCCATTATTGAACGTGGTCTTTTACTTGCGTATTGGAAGTGTTCAACTTCATTCGTGTTTTCAGGATTAAACGCAATAGGTTTTACTTCGGTAAGTTCGGTTGCTTCAGTTGCAACTTCTTCAACTTTCGATAGTAAGTCGATTTGTGCTTTTAACTCTATATTTTCTTGTGTTAATTTTTCTATTTCTGCAAAGAACGTTTCTTTAACTACGCTTTCAATTGTCTTCTTTGCGCTCGGTGTTGCTTGTGCTTCAACTTCTTCTTCTACTTCTGGAGCTTCTTCTTCAACAACTTCTTCTTCAGTTGCAACTTCTTTTATTTCTAAAATAATTCCTTCAACTTCTACAACTAAAATACGTCCGTCTTCTAATTCATATTCACCAATTGGAACTGGTATTTTTTGTTCGTCTTCAGTTACAATAAAAACTTCTTTGTCGGTTTCGAATGTGTCCGCTTCAAAAATTGTTATTCCGTCCATTAACTTCATTGTTTCCAATTTAACTTCCATTCCTAAAAGTGTTTTGATTTGATTAATTACGCTTGTTTTCATATTTGTATTTTTTTATTTTGTTAATTATTTTCCAAGATTTTTAACTGCGTTCATTGCGTTTACAATTGAGTCGTTTACTTGATTTGCAAGACTATAACCATCCATTATTTGTTTGTACGCAGGAATTTGTTTGTAGTCAATTCCTAAATCTTTTGATAATTTTATTAATGTAGCTGCTAATTTATCTAAAGAACTAATAGTTTTTTTTTCGTAATCTTTATTGCTTAAAAGTTGTTTGTAAGCGTCATTAAGTGGAACAATATTCTTTTGAACAATAGCATCTAATTTATTGAACTTATCGTTAACTGCATTAATTTGTTTAAAGGCAAATGCAATTTCTTCAATAGTTCCTAAATTAATTTCGTGTTTTGCTAACTCCGTTTTTTCTTCGGATAACTTGTTGTAAATGTTTTGTAGTGTGTTCATGTATGTATAATTTAATTGTTTATTATTTGTTGTATTTTTAAATTAGATTGCGCCTATTCCTTGTGCTTGTAAACTACCGTCACAACATTTTGCAGAGTAGGTTTTTCCGTCTTTACATAGGCAACCACGTTGACCGCCTTTTGGACTTGTTTTGGCTTGTGCTACTTGTTTTGTTATTTTCTTACTCATCGTCCTTGTCGTGTATAAGTTTTTGTATAATTTTTACTTGACTTTAATTTACTATTTCGTGTTTTTGCGTGTACTCCTGCACGTTTAACTTTCGGTTTTTTAAGATGAACTTTAACGTTAGTTTGCTTCGCCATTTAAAATAATTTCTTTAATTTTTTCCACTAAAATTTCATCTTCGTTAATTAAACTCATTTCGTATTTGTCCGCAAAATAACCTTCAATAGAAAATCCTTTTACTTCGCCAAGTTTTACTTTGTTCCAAATTTCATCGTTGTTTACTTTCATAGAAATAACCCAAGTTCCTTTTGGAAAATTAAATCCGTAGTTCGTGCTTTTGTCGTTTTTTCCTTCTGTAATCCAACTTTCAACAACGGACATTCCGTCTAACTTTTGTTTATGTTCTAAAGTTGCGTTGTTCTGGTTGCTATTCATAAAAAATAACTCACTTGCTTTGCGTACCGTTTCTTCAGAAAAGTAAATATAGTATTCTTCGTTCTTGTCATTCTTCCTATATATTTGTTTGTTAGGAATTAAAGCCGCTCCCATTAAAATACGCTTTTCAGCATCAACTTCTTTTAACTCTATTTCGTGTTTTTTTAGTGCTATAAAGTCGCTTTCGATTGCAGGACTTTCAACAACTGAAACTGCGTCTATTCCGCTTGTTTCGTCTTTTTCGTCAATTATTAATTCAACTATTCTATACATAATATATTAATTTAATTATTGTTTGTTTGTTGTATTTTAACCACCAAGTGTTGCGTTTGCTAACCTGTTTCTATCTAACGCCTGTTGTGAAGTTACTTGTCCGGAAACTACATAAGCTTGTATTGGTTGTTGTCCTAAACTTGCTAACTGATTAACTCCACTTTGCCCAACTACGTTAAATTGTGGTGCGCTCATTGTTGGAGCAGTTGGAACGTCACCACCGCCACCTGCTGAACTTGCCGTGCTTGTAAATTGTGTTTTTGCTATTTTTGCAACTTGAACCGCTCCTGCTGCACCTGCTAAACCTGCTTGAATAAAACGTTGTCCAGGAAACAATTCTTTTGTTTGTCCAAGTGCCGCCGTAACTGCTAAATATGTATTTGTTAAAGCTGAAGCAAGGTTAAACGCTTTTTGCGCTCTAAACGCTTTACGTGCATCCTTTTCGCTTTTTCCTGCGTTCATTTGAAACAAATCGTTTATTATGGAAAGTCCGTCCATTGCCATTTGTATTTTCTTTTCATTAATGGTTTTTTGTCTTGCAACGTCTTCTTGTTCTAAATCTTCTTTATCCTTTGCATATTTTATGTCAAGTGCCTTTAAAATTTCTTTATTGTCCTTGTATAAAAGTTGGTCGGCAGCATATTGTTCTGTAAGTTTTGCTAATCTTAATTCGTTTTCGCTTAATGTTAGTTCTTGTAAAACCGCTTTTTCAGTTGCAATTTTTTCTTTTTCTTTTGCAATCTTTTCGTCTTTTGCTACTTGTTCTAAATCGTCATATTTTTTTGTTATGCCTAATAACGCTAAACGTTTTTCTTCTTCTAATAACGCAACATCAATTTTAGATTTTTTTCCATCTTCAATTAATTTAGTATATTTTTTATCTATTGCGTCAACTTCCTTTTGTTCATCCGTTAATTTGCTAACTCGTATTTCTTCGTTTAACGAAAGTATGTTTTCATTTAGTGTTTTAATACGTTCTTTTTCAGTTTTAGCCGCTTCTTCGTTTTGTTGTTTAATTGCTTCGTTGTGCGCTTTATTTGATTCTTTTGATTTATTATTATTGTCGGTTAATTCTTGTCTAACTTCAACTTGGTTTTTCCTTACAATATCTTTTTTATTTTTAATTGCTTCTTCTAAATCTTTTCGTTCTTCTGCGGACGCTTTTCGTGATTCAATTGTTATTTCTCTTTGCTTTTCAATTAACTCATCGCTTGCACCTGAATTAATTAAACTTGCTAAAGTATTCTTGTTTTTCTCGTATGTATTTTTTGCTGTTGCTAAACTTGCTTTGTTAAGTGCAACTTCTTCTTCTGCGTGTTTTAATGCCAACGCTCTTAATGCTTTTGTACTTGCACCTGAAGCTTTCGCCATTTCGTATTCGTGTCCGTTCTTTGTTTTTAACGCTTCACTTGCTTTTTCACTTGATTTTATTTGTTGCTTTAAAGCCGCATCATTTTTTTTAACTGCTGATTCGTTTTTTGCCGTTGCTTCTGTACTTGCTTGAAACATTTTTATTAAACCGTAACCAGCCGCTATTAAAGCAATAGTTGCCGCTATAATTGCTCCGATAGGATTTAACGACATTGCTAAATTATAAGCATATTGAGCCGCCGTCATTATTTTTTGAACAATAGTATTTGCTTTTAATACTGCTCCAAGTTGTTTAAAACTGTCAATGCTTTCACCAATTGCTTGTGCGCCTGAAGCTAAAGCCATTGCACTTTGAACTTTTAACAACGCTTTTTCTACGTCTTCGTTTTGTTTTCCAAACGCTCCCATTGCACCAGTAACAACTGAAAAACCACCTGCAACGCCTGTTAAAGAACCGCTTAACGCTTTAAACTTTGCGTCTGGGTTAAACGCATCGGTCAACGCTTTTGCATCGCCTATTTTGTCTTTAAGGATAGCTGCTTTCTTTGCTGCTTCAACTGCTTGTGCTGAAGTTGCTCCGAACTTTTCCGCCAACGTTTGAACTTCAACTTGTGCTTGTTTAAGTTGTTGTTTTAAATTGCCTAAATTAGAACTTACTTCTAATTCAATTACTTTTTTTTCAGCCATTATTATTTAGTTTTTTTTCTATTAACCTTTTGCGTTGTGCTTGTTTCCATTGTTCTTTTATGGAAGTAGTAAATTTATATTTACCCTTTGCTATGTCGATGTTTTCGCTTTCACCGTAAAAATCACTTAATAAAAGCATTTCTATTATTTTATTTATCATTTTTGTTCTATTATAATGTAATTTGTTTCCGTGTCTCCATTAAGAAAATCGGCGTCTAAAAATATTTTAATTGTTCTGGCTGCGTTTGCAGGAACTGTTACTGTTAAATAACCTTCATTTGTAAATATAACGCTTGACAAAGTAACGTTACTTGCGTTTGCGCTTTTTGAAACCCTTACTTGATACGCTCCATTACTAAATAAAATTGCCATACTATGAACAGAACCACCTACCGGACTTGGTGAATATACAATTGGCGTTACAAGTGCAAAGTCACTAATTAAAGTAAAGTTAACATCGCCTGTAGTTAAGTCGCTTTGCATTTCATTAATCATATAGCGTTTGTCCCTTATAATTAACCTATCGTTTAACTGAAGTTGTGTAAGTAAAGAAACAGGAAGTACGGTTTTAACTTTTACTAATCGGTTTTTTGGGTTATATAAATTAGTTAAATAACTTTGGTAGTATAAAGCGTAAATTGTATTTGGGTTTACAACGTTATATAAACTTGAAATTTCTGCTCCAAAATTTAATGTTAACGGCACAAGACCTTGCGAAAATAAAATATTACTGTCTTGTCCAAATGGAACGTAGTCTGATGTGCTTGCTTGTCCGTCCCAGAATATTTTGTCACCACCTGTTAAAGTTACAATTTGATTCATATACAACAAACAAGGTTTAGGAATATAAGGTGTAAATTCTTTATTTAATGCGTAACCTACTTGTAAATTATTTCCAAAATTATTATGTAGTAAGTTTTCAAATGGACTTTCAACTTTGTATTCTCCGCCGTCATAGTTAAAACCTATTTTAGCATTTCCGTAGCCGTGACCGTCTACATTTAATGGACTTTCAAGAAAATATTTATTTAAAAAACATTCACTGTCTTGGTATTTAAACTCGATAGACTTGTAAAGCTTCATTCTTTCAATTTCAATGCTTGTAACATCAGTAAATTGCGTTATATTAATTACTGCGCCTTTAGAATACCATTCCGGCAACGGTTCAAAAGTAAATACGTTCTTCGTGTTTGAATAGACTGTCATATTAAATTCTTTGCATATTCCAGAAATAAAATCTACAATTTTCATATCTGGTACTAAAGCTGACATATTACTTAAAGCCGTTGTTAATGCTGTTGCAGTTCCTGTTGAATTTATAACAATAAAATTTTGATTAAAGTCGTCAAAAACTTGCTTTTCATAATTAAAAGTTATGTTGATTGTAATTGAACCAACACTTCTAACTTTAAAAGTTAAAGTTTGATTTGGTGTAAAATTTGATATAACAAATTGTCCTGTACTACCTGTTGTTGTTCCTTGAAAAGATTGTGATAAAACTCCGTTGAAATATGCGTCTATATAGTATTGTGTTGGACTTATTGATAACGAAGTAACATTCATTTTTAACACCATAATTTCAGGGTACCCTGTTTCTAAAAGCGTGTTGTTTGTTGAATTAAAAATTGTAGCATTTGTTAAAATATCTAAATCAACTGCTGAACTCATTAAAAAACTTGCACTATCTTTATTTTTAAACCACAAAAACGCTTTTCTAAACATATCTGAAGTTAAAAAAATTCCATTAAATGTTATTGCGTATTCTGCTTCAATAAGTTCAAATATACTTGCAACTCTAACCGCTGGAAATAACTCATTGTAAAAAATTCTTCCGTTAAAGTGTCCTAAATTATTACTATTGTCTGTAGGGTATTCATACCAACTCGGTAAATTTGCATCAGGTAGTGGATAACTTGTGCCAAATTGCCAAACTTTTTTTGAAGTTATTAATGGATAACGAACATCGTAATCAGTTACTGAACTATCTATTGTTACTCGGTCGTAAACTTCTTGACTTGTAAAATCGTGGTCTAAAGTTGTGTAATCTAATTTGCTTAATTTGTCTTCAGCAAAGAAGTCTTTTAAACTTACTCCTGCTCCGTAAAATGTTACTGAATAACTATCTGCACTTCCGTCTTTTAAATTCGTTTTTTCGAGCTGAATTTTACCACGTCTAAATAAAACCGTGTCTACTTCTATGTAAGCGTTGTACCTATTTTGGTAATCAATTATTCCTAAAGTATCAACATCATTTTCATAAAAGTGCTGAAATATTGCGTTGTTTGTAGGTGAACAAGGAATTGTAAAACCCTGCGAAAAGTCTGTAAAGATTTTACTTATATCCGAAATATTTTGAATGGTTGAACTTACGGTTATTTTTTCATCGTTAAATAACTCCAGGCGCGAATAATTTAATTCGGTTTGTGCTACAGCCGTTTCTATAAATATTGCTACTTGCCTTTTCATTAAATAACTGAATTAATAACATCATAAGCAAATTCAAACTCTAAACTATAATTAATTTGTTTCGTGTTTATATGCTTAAACAACTCCGTGCTTTTACTATTAATCTTTGCAGGTTTATCGTCTATTAAAATTCGTTCACTTAACATTATTTGTTTTAAAACTTCCTTCCAACTTTCATTTACCCAACCTGTGTTTACTTTAACACTTTTTTTGCCGTTTGCGTTAAATACTTTTCTTTGTCCTTCCTTTACGTTATAATTAAAGCTATTTGTTTGCATCAAATTGTATTCCGTGTTTTCAATGCTGAAATTGTCGTTACTTGCTTTAAAGAAAAACTCACGGTGCCAAGCTCCGTATTTATTTATAAAGTCAATAATAACAGGTGTGTATTTACATTCTTCGATTGCACGAAAAGTAAATGTTCTTACAAGAGTAGCAGTATTATCATAAATTTCAACTATATTTCCTTCTGTTGAATTTGGATTACGTACCCTACGAATATCCCTTGTTGTTGCATCCCCATTTATTATTTCAACAATTGTATTCGATAAAGTTCTATAAATTACGCCACAATTAGTAATTCGTATTTTTCCTGCATCACTTGTCGGATTGTAATAATAAGTCCCAGCATCAAGTCCAATGTTTCCATTGTCAAAATTGTAACCGTCTTCGTAATATGAATAACCGTCAAATGCTAAATAATCAGTTGTGTCTAAAAGCGTATAAGTTACACCTACTAACTTATAACGTTTAACCCTTACGTTTACTCGTTCTGTTGTTGGGTTTGTTACCGTTCCTGAACTTTGAATTAAAGCGCAACTTGCAAAACGTATGTATTCTCGAATGTATGAACTTATGTCGTAAAGTGTTTCAACGTTGTTTGAAGCTGGTATTAATTTACTCAACGTGTATTGCGGACTTCCTGTAAAAGAACCATTTGCTAAAAACAATTCTACTTTAGAACCGTTTTGCCCTGTTTCTGCAATCCTAATTAAATACGGTGAACGTGCAAATATATTAGCCATTATTTTTTTTCTTTTTTAAATTGTGTTTCTTTAAATAAATTCATTGCATCAAGTCCAAACTTTTCAATTAATTCTTCTGGCAATCTTTTAAATGCGCTTTCAAATGGTTTGGTAAAAAACAAACTTGGTTTAATTCCTTGTGCAAATATTCTTTTCTGCAACCAAAAACCCAAAGTCTTATAACCGCCTTTTGCAAATGTTCCGTCTGCATTTCTAAATCTTATATTCTTTTTTTGCGCCCATTTACTCAAAGGTTCAACAGGTGGCATTTTACTTTTAAAACTAAATTTACTATTCGGTGCTTTTTGTTTTCCGTTTTTTACTAAACTTGGGTTTGCACCTTTAACTCCTTTGTCTTGAAATTGTCCGTATTGGTTCATTTCAAAGTCCATACTAAACGAATTAGGCATTGCCTTAACATTTCCTTTTAAACTTTCGTAAAGTCCTTTAGAAACGTTTTTTTTATCACGTGTTAAATTCTTTCGTGCTTCTTTAATAACGTAATCACGAAACCTTTCAAGTTCTTTTTGTACTTCGCTTTGTTTCATCTTAACAAATTGTCATTTCGTTCGGTGTTACTACGTCAAAAGTCATAGTCCATCCTGCCATATAATTTTCAAAACGTTCTGTAAATGGTTCTAAATTTGCCGTGCCTTCCACCATATATAAGTCGTATGCTAAACTTCCGTGTTTTATTATTTCGTATGCTCTATTTAATACTGCGTGTTGTGTATTCAAAACATCAATTTCGTTGTCGTTACCTAAAAAAATATTTGTTGTCGCGCTCTTTGACAAGTCAACTATGTCCATAGCTATTAAACTAATGTTCCAAGTTACTGTGCGTTCGTCTAACGTGCAGTTGTTTACCATTATATGAACTAAAGGAAATATAGTTTGTTTACTTAAATCTACTTTAAAAATGTCTCCTTGTGTTACCGTGTTAACAATAACGTCTGCGTCAAAGTGTGTTTTAAGTTTATCTAATAATTCGTAATAACCTGTCATCGTTTTAGTTTATTAAGTTGGCGTTGTTCAATTTCTTGCTTTTGTTTTTCGAAGGTAAGATAGGTGAGACATTGAGTAAGTCGATAGCTGGTGACTGTGTCAAATCTTGTAAGGTCTCCTTGAGCGAGTGCATAAATTGACTGGTACCAACCCCATTGTTTTCCAAATTGAGCTTGTTCGCTAAACTCGTTTGCACCTTCTTGTTCATCTTTATCTGCCGTTCCAAATAAGTAAGCGTAGCTGTCAATAATTCGCTTCCTAAATTCCAAAAAAAAATACTTGAACTAATCGCTATATCTACAGGTGTAAACTTCATTAATTCGTGCATTTCTTCCATTGGTGTATAGTCAACTATTTCGTACTTGTCTTTGAACTTCATTTTAATTGGTCTGTACATAACAGCCATTGCCTTATGGTAGTCTTCCCACTTTAATAAATTGTTTTCCAAGTCTACGTATTCGCCAAAACTTATTTCTTCAAGGTTTGTAATAAAACCAAATTCTTGTGTTCCTATTTTAAAAGTAGGTTGAAATTTCGGCTTCTGCTCAAACAAGTTTTTAAAGTGTATTATTAATTCGTTTAGACTTGTAAGCTTCATTTTTACAATATCCTTTAATTCTATTCCGCAGAATATTTGTATCATTTTTTGCGCTATAAATTCTTCGTCGTTGCTTCCTTCCTGTACCTTTAAAAATTCTTGGTAGCTTTTTAATGGTATTTCGTTTAAAGTTGTTGGTACGTTTATTTCTAACTTCATATATCTATAATTAATTATTTGCTGTTTTGTTGTGTTCGTTTTTTTGTATGTAATCGTAAGCTTGTTTTAGCATATTAATATCTCGGATGTCACGTAAATAAATACGAACCTTTACACCTTTTTTTTGGTATATGTAAATCTGAACCGCTTGCATCATTATTTCTAAATCGTTCATCGTATAAAGTATTGCCCGTGTGTATTGTTTAGTCCTAAAGTTTCCATTTCGTGGTAACGTACAGCGTCGATAGCGTGGTCGTTTTTGCCTTGCGGTTTGTTTAATGTTTTACCAGACTTGTCGGCATCCCAACAATACGCCCTTAATTCTTTGATAAGGTTTGTGCTTTGTGAAGTAACTAAATAATTTTGAGACTGCATTATTTGTATTCCGTAGTTTACACTATCTGCGCCCTTTGTTACTCCTTTAATTTGTTGTCCTGTTCTTCGTATTTCTTCAATGCTTTTAGGTTCTGAACTATCTGCGTATGCTATTACGTGTTTTTGTAGTTTCTTTGCTATGTCGTTATTCAGTAAACTTGTTTGGTAACATATTTCGTTTAGTATTCTTTGCCCGTTGTAATTGTAAACTTCTACTATGCTTGTAGGGTCGTTAGAATACCCGAAATCTAAACCATAACCAAGTAACCGTGCTTCAGGCGGTATTGTGTCAATTAGTTTCCAATTACTAAATATAACTCCTTCTAACATTCCGACAAGTCCTTCTCCATATACTCGCCACCAATTAGCCCAATAACTGCTTG